GGTGTGAGCCATGTTTCGCCCCGAGCCAGCACCAGCCTGTAATCTCTGAGTGCCAAACTGTAACGCGCTTTGTCCTGTAGGGTCGTTTTGCAGGAGGTTTTGAAATACTGCTGCATCCTGAAAAGCAGCATCTAAACCCTGCTCATCAGTTTGTAACAAGCCTTTTAGCTTATTAGCTGAGTTGGCATCTAAACCAACTAGAGACTTAAAGGCTTGGGAGCCTAAACCCCCTTGTGCGGCTTGTTGAGTTAAATCTCTAACCTGACCTAGGCGAGCCCTCTCCTCTTGCTGTGCTTGAACATCAGCAAAAGACCTACCCGAACCTAAAGCCGTTAGCCCTTGACTTATTGTGTCTAGAAAGTCAGCCATCAAATAACCCCTATCATTCTGTAATTAACTTGTTTATACCCGCTAGCATGTCTAGATATAGCCTCTGGATTAGTCGCTTCTACTTCCTGAGCGATAACACCAGTCGAGGCTTTGCCAATCTGAGACTTGATAGGCATTAAATTATTCCATATCCAGCTATAAATATTGTGACCATTCTTAACGCCTATTTTAACGATGTTATCTTTTAGTGTTTCATCTGATAATAGAGTAGCAATATCGCCAAGAGAGCCCCTTGTTGCGCCTGATGCCCCAGTGATTCCACCAGCTTGTGTTGCTCCAATTTGACCAGATAATCCAGCTAATTGAGAGCCCGAACCAGTGGACAGGTTAGCCAGGAGTGTTGCTAATTGTGTTTGCTGCCCTGCTGTCAATTGACCCGCTCCGCTTAATAAGTTGGCTAAGTTACTGCCGCCTGCGCCTATTATATCAGATAGACCGCCGCCTTGTTGATTGATTAAATTAGACAATGCAGAGGACGTAGAGCCAATTTGACCGGCTATATCACGACCAGCTTGCAATCGACCTTGACTTAATTGCTGACCAGTTCCGCTAAACAAATTAGCTGCTTGTTGCCCTGTTCCTGATTGAATATTAGCACCTTGCCCCGCTAAGTTAGCAGTTATGCCTGCACCAGCCTGAGATAAACCAGCGCCTTGACCAGCTAAACCAGATAGTAAGTTAGCTATATTTCCGCCTGCTTGTTGTGATGCTTGAGCACCTGCTTGACCTAGTTGGCCGGCTAATCCAGCACCTTGACCAAATAAGTTAGCAGCCTGACCAGTTGCTTGACCTAGAATATTAGCCCCTTGCTGGCCTGCTTGCTGAAATGCCTGAGCTCCTTGACCGAATAATCCAGCCTGCGCTCTTGCTGCCCCTAGCGCATTAGCTGCGCTTGCTATATTTGCCTGTGTACCTAACTGGGCGTTTTGCCCTGCTAACTGGCCCTGCTGCTGCCCTGCTTGACTCAGGAATTGACCCTGCTGGCCTGCCGCTTGTAAGCCTTGACCTGACAAGTTTTGCAAGTTAGCTATTTGTTGTTGTAGTTGTGTTCCAGCTAGTCCTTGTCCAAATTGCAATAATTCTCTTTGAACTTCACCGCCACCTAACCCGCCTGTAGCTGCTGCTTGGTTTATACGTGACTGCTCGCCTTGTTCTCTTAAGAACGCTTGAACAGGAGAGTTCGTAAACGCCTGATTGAATGCTTCTTGACCCTGTGCGCCGCTTAAAGCTGATTGTAATCCTTGAGCTTGTAATCCAGCAGGAGAAAACGCACCCACACCGGAAGCTGCTTGTTGAAACAACGGTTGACCGGTTAAAGGGTCTACTTGTTGAGCACTAGCGCCAAAACCACCGCCTAGGGCTTGTTGTCCAGCACCTAGCTGACCTAGTGCACCGCCTAGGGCTTGTTGTACTTGCCCCACTCCAGCTTGAGCGCCACCCAGTAGTAAATCACGACCAGCGCCTAATTGCTGTTGTGCAAATTGACCGGCCCCGCCTAATTGACCTAATGCAGATTGTAAGCCACCTTGTATAGCCCCAGCACCAGCTTGACCGGCTTGTCCTAGTAATCGTTGCCCTTGGCCTAATTGCTGCCCTGCTAGCTGCTGACCTTGCCCTAAAGTGCCTAGTGCCTGCCCTGCACCCTGCTCTAAGGCGGCAATTCCACCACCCAAGCCAGCTTGCAAAGCCTGTTCTGAGCCGGATAACCCAAAAGCCTGTTGAGGCTGTTGAAACTGTTGAGGTTGTGTAGTTTGAGGTATTGCAGTTTGCGCGCCTGGGGGTGTCCCTGGTTGAGCCCCTGGTTGAGCCCTTACTATGTTAGGGCCGCCTGGGTTTATTCCGGGCCCAGCGGCTATCGGATCTCTATTGACGAACTCTTGAAATGCAGTAGAGCCTTGGAATACCTGCGAGCCACCTGGATTAGCGTTTACGTTCGGGCCTGCATTAAGGGTTGGGAATCCCGCCGTACCCGGTGTTTTTCCTGCGCGCCGTACTAAAGGCTGTCTAAATGGTGCGACCATGCTTAAAATCCTCCGAAATTGTTAAAGCTTGAATTGGTATCAAAAAAACCATTGCCGAATGTGTCTGTGTTAGGCGTTTGACCACCTAATAATCCACCACCAAACGGTGAGCCTGTGCCAGGTTGAAAGCCTCCGCCAAATTGCGAGCCGGAACCACCTTGAAAGCCTCCGAGCGGGTTGAATGGCTGGCCTGCTCCAGGGTTTACAGGAAACAAACCTTCAGAAGGGTTAATATTGCCGCCTTGGGTTGGTATTGTAGTTACTTGTTGTTGTGGAGGCGGAGCGAACGGGTCAGTAAATTGTGGTAACTGCTGCTGAAAAAACCCTAAATCAGGTGCTTGTATTTGTGTAGGCTGAAATGCGCTAAAGTCAACCTGTCCGCCGAGTATCGCGTTTTGGAATTGAGGCAAAGCGTTAATCAGTGCTTGTTGCGCCCCTACGTTACCCTGCTGGAATACATCAGTTTGAGCAGGCAAAGACTGACCGAACACATCTAAAGCGCCTTGAAATCCAAGACCTATATTCTCTTGTGCAGCAGGGAATAGCTTAAGCACATCCTGTCTGGCTTGTGCTTGGCCTGCCCTTATATCAGCCTGCCCCTGCTCTAAGCCCGCTTGTTGAACCTTGGCTGCTTTCTTTTCAGCACCACCAAAGAATGTGTCTTTAATAAAGCTCATATATCACACCTTTTTAACCCGTAATAGTTTAAATCCCACAACTCGCCGTTTTTAGTAAATGAATCTACTAGGCATCCTTCTTTTTTAAATCCCATACTTAATAAGTAAATAGCTACATGCCTATAAATACTTGGCGCTGTACTAATGATTTTGCTGTACATCTTAGGGGCGCTTTCTTTAATCCAATTCAGAGCCTCCATCCCGTAACCTTTACTTTTGCCTCTTACTTTCTTGGGTATATAGCAATGTATATCTAATGTCGTCCTGTTATGTGCTGAGATATGAAACAAGGCACTATCAATTTTTAACCAGCAGTCACGATTAACATCTAAATCAAAACAGTCGTGACTAGTTCCGTCCTCAACAACATCGTCAATCATTGTCATAACGGTTTCTGTTATTAATTTCTCGTCATAGATACGCTTAATCATATAAGTATCCAGCCTTTCGATTTATCACCCAATACATCGTTATCCCGCTTTGCATATCGTATCGCCCCCGCTACTCCAGCTCTATCTTGATAGGTTGCACCCTCTTCCGCTTCCTCTATTCCCTCTGGGCTTCCTGTGCCCAAAATCAAAGCCTGAACTGTTATAGTTCTAAAATAGTTCCTGCTCTGAGCTGTTAGCGAGCCGAGCTCATCAACGATAGGCCTATCAGTGCTTAGTTGCGTTATTTTATCTGCCACCTTGACCGCTCCTGATTCTCGCCTCTAATTTAATAAAGACAGGCTTTACGGGGTCGGACATAACAAATTTAATTACCACGAATCTAGCGAACCTACCTAACCTGTACCAGATAGCGCGCTTGGAAAACTCACCGTATGCGCCTATCTCCCTGACTAGCTCATCAGTAAAAACCTTTCCGTCTTTGGAGGTGGACATTCTGATTTTAGGGTTGGTAGTTATTAAATCACCAACACCTGATTCCATTGTCGCCTCAAGTTCAGACACTATTACTGCATTTCCCTGGCTAGCGAATGGCTGAGTAGAAAACGTTCTGATAATCTCGCTACCGTATTCAGTGTAAGTATCCACCTCAACAGAGCCTATTCGACCATCTTGTGAGTCACCAACTAGAACGCGATTGTATGCAGTGCCTAGAGAATTTACTCTCCACCTAACAACCTCCGTTAATCCTTTGGTGTTAATTATTTGAGACTTTCTCTCGTTCCATTTACCTGTAATTGTATTGTATTCAAATGTACGAGTCGGCAATGAGAAGCCAACAAAGTAAGCCCCGTTTTGAGCGTACGAGTAGGAGAATGCCGCTTTGATTTCTGCGTCACTAAAATCCTGTAAAGCCGAATCTATAGCAGTTGTTGAAATCTTCTGAGGCGTATTGCCTTGTAGTGTCCAGATAGCGGGGCTTTCGTTAGTGCCTCCGCCTATCCACATGAAGGAGTTATTTGTTGCTATCGTTGAGAATGCAGCGAATAATCCTTTATCTATAAACAAGCCGGTCCTGCGAAATATGCCGGCATCATTAAAGAATTCCTCTGTAACTTCTGAACCTAAAACGTATAATTTATTATTGTAAACTTGTAAACCGACAATATCATCAGGGTCAGATTCAGCAGTAAATACATTCAACGAACTCCATGAAGTGCCTTGATTTGCATCCGAACGAATAAACTTCTTACTATCCGTTGATACGACGAAGAACGAATCAATAAATACTACAATTTGAGGCGCGCCGTTAGCTGTAAAGCCTGCGTCTGTAATCTCTATAAATGGAGTGCCGCTAGTTTCGTCAATGATATAACCTTTGCCGCCTGGAACTAAAACCATTAGCTCGGTGCCGTTATCAGCCATGCTTACGCGAGAATCACCAGGGATAGTACCTATATTTACATTAATAAAGGACTCTTCACCGAACTCATCAATGGTTCTATCAACTCTGATTAATACGTCACCGTTAAGAAAGTAAGGCAATCCGGCTTTGACGTGCATACCACGGTTAATCTGCTGAGTAGTTCCAGTGGTTTGTATCTGAGATATACCTGCACAGCCAAATAAATTACCAGCAGACAAAGCCCCTTCTACTTGTGGTATGTTTGGGTACCAGTTCGTGCACTCCTGAGCAGATATAGGCAAACTATCACTTAGATAGAATCCGTTAGATATTGGCAGCTCAACGCGAGGCATTACTGTATCCTCTCCACGCCTTGCTGACATATCATGTTAACAGAATCATCATTATTCTCGCAAAATAACTCAATAAAATGACCTTGTTTAAAGGTGTGTTGCCAAATCAATGTCACAGAGCCAGCCTGTGAACTGCTCGCCGTTACTTGCTCGCCTGTTTGTAGTATGGGAGAGCCGTTAATAGCTATGCAGCCTGTAACTTGCTTTGAGCCACCACTAACCATTAAGAATGTGGCCTGTATATCAATAGGCATTCTTGCGTCTCTTTCTGCTACATATGTCAACCTGCCTGTCCCATCGGATTCAAAGTGACTTAATGCCTCCGTAACCCATACCGCATTAACCTTTACTTGCGTTCCTGGCGATGGAATGGTGGTAACTAGCGCGTTATTAAGTAATGATAATAACCCGTCAGATAGAGAGTCATGTAATCCTGCGTTATTTTTGAAGTTCCACCTAATATCTGTAAGGTCTATTCCTGATAACGGAGTTATTCCCCCGGTAAACTCAGAGTTAGTCACGGTTGCTAGCTGGTCTACGTTCATGTTTGCGCTATTGGTTGCGCCCTTTATTGCTACCGTTCCTGATACACCTCTAACGATGAAGTTAATAAACTCAACAGTGTTATGAACTGATACGCCGAAATCGACACCCTCAAATGTAGCAGAAGTTGTAATCATGGAGAATTTAGATACGGAAAAGATATTCCATTTAACGTTTCCTAATACCGTTATACCCTCATTAGCGGATAGCACAGATGAATTTGTTACATCAAAAGTTCTTAGGTTGTCTAGTGTCGCGTATTTATCACACGACAAAACAATAACGAGAGTTAAAAGCAAGAACACATCATTTGAAACACCTTTCATATCAAAAATCTGACCAAAAGGTGCGCTTAAAAATATATCATGCATCGTCAAATTAACATCAACACCCGTAAACATCGTGCCTGTTCCTGTATAGGTAAAAAGTGGAGACAGAGGGTTGTTAGATGTAATGGAGTTATTAGCCCCGAGGACGAACCTGTTTGATGTAGTGATAGCCTGAACAATTACGTAATTAATATCATCGTCTAGCGTTATAACTCCAGCAGCAGGAGCGGGGAAGTCACTAATATCAGAAACTATAACAGTATTTGTTTGAGCTAGCGGGGATGTTGCTGATGAGAATTCTAGAAACCCATTAACGAGATTAACGTCTATTGGGGATATCCCTTTAACGCCCCTAAAGTTATAAATCTTAGCGTTTAAGTCTTCTATAAGGCTAAATCCGCCGACTGGCTGGCTAAAGTTAGCAGCTAGGCTTATGCCGTTCTGAGCCGACACGCTTGCTGTCACGCCTTTAGTTGATTCTAGGTTGCGAATACCGTTAACAGTGCCCACAGTATCTAGTACTGGAACACCCAAAGGAGCGCCAACCTGCGCAAGTGTACCCGTCACACCTAAAGCTAGTTTAAAGCTAGAGAATGTAATGTTCTTGTTTGTTGCGCCACTAATTAACGTGAATAAATCACTATCAGCAAGTATTGATTGAGTGGTGAACGAGCTTATTTTTTGGCTATGACTCATGTGTATTGCTCTCTAATAAAATAGAACCGTCTCGCTCTGTTAATACTTCATCATCAGGGCAAGGATAGAAGTGCTGATTGTTAAACGTGTTTTCTTGTTCGTTACCAGAGCCAATCGGAAGAGTGCAAGGGAATGCGGTAGGTTGAACGCTTACGGTTAACCGTCTAATCTCTTGCAGTCCATCACTGGCGCTTTGACTTAACTCTGCGGTCAATGGCATATCAAACGTAGACAGTAATCGTTTAGCGAGATTAAACACAATCCCTTCATTAGCTCCATCTGGGACTGTGACTAAATCACTAGGTTGATTGATAGTTGTAAAGCCTAGACCGTTAAAAGGTACGATAGCCATCATTCGATTTAAGTATCTGCGCCCAGTCTGAAAGTCTACAGCCTGTAATGGCTGCTCAGATGATTGAACTAGAATCTCTTGCAGGGCGTCTAAGATTATGCTTTGTGCAGTTTCCATTATTCAGCCTTTTTAGCTTTGGATTTCTTAGGCTTCTTAACCTCTTTAGTCCATCCATTATCTGTCGCAAACTTTTCCATTTCTGGAGTGTCTTTTAATTCGATAGGGCTACCACTAGGACGTGTCCACTTCATAAATCACCTCATAATAAACTTGATGATAGCCCCTCAATAAAGGGCTACGATAAGATTACTAGTTAGGTAGTGCCGAAGCCTTGACCAGCAAAGAACGGATTAAGAACGCCGTAAGCAGGACGGAAATCAATACGAACAAGATTTTTGTTCTTAATGAAATCTGAATCGCGTGTAACACGGAATTGTAAACCATCTTCAGTAGTTGCAACTGTATCAGTAGCCTTAAGCTTCTTGATAGGAACAGAGGCAATAGTGAATGCATTCTTATGCCAGAACAGGTTAGGCTGAATCAATGTAGATGCTGCACCAAGTAACGTAATTACATCACCAGATAACAAAGGTTGACTAACAGTGTCATATTGACCGTTAGCTTCACTAATTGCTGGACCAGTTACAATGATAGTGCCCGCGCCACCTGTTAAGGTTACATCAGCAGTTACAGTAGCAGTCCACAATATTTGAGCGCCTGTCTCATCAACAATTGGCTCGCGTGTAGAAAGATTCAAACGATTAGCTGCACCAGATGCGGCTGTAATCTGAATTGTTTCACCAGCTTTAATGGTTGGAGTACCGGCACCAATACCTGCAATCGCAAGTGATTGAGTCATAGTATCTTTAGCTGTCAAATAACCACCAGCAGGAGTGCCAGACAATGTACCCGCTCTATCCGCTTCAGCATCAGTCGTGTAACTACCTAAAGTAGTCGCAGTCATAACTTTCATGCCTGCAAAGTCATCACTTAGGATTGCACGACGATGAGCTTCAGAGATTAAACCACCAGCAGAGCCACCAGCACCTAACGAGCGCTGATTACTAGCAAGCTTAGTTTGAGTGAATGGGTTTACAGCATACATCCAATCTGAATCCATAGGGATACCAGAGGCGGACATTATAGCACCAGCCCTTGCAACATCGTCCCATGCATCGTTATTAGCGCCGATTGCAACACCAGGAACACCAGATAGTAAAGCGGTGTTTTTCATCATGAACTTAGCGTAATCTAACTCAAAATCAGTTTTCATACGTGTAGCCATTGGAGCTAAAAGCTCATCTAGCTGGTCCATTTCGATAGCTTCAGCAGCTTCGTCATAATCAACGAAAGAAGTGAAGTAATCCTGAACAACAGCGCTTGCTTTGCCTGTGATGATATCGCTTTCGCTTTCTGATGTTAAATCACCAGTAGCAGTACGGACTGACTTAAAGTCAGTAGGTCGTTTTACATCAATGATAGAGCCAGTATCAGGAGCGAATCGCCCGTTAAAAAGCTGAGTGTTGACGTTTTTAGATAAGACACGTTCAGATTCAAACTTGTCCAAGAATGAGCGCATTAACTTGCGCGTAAAGTTACTTTCAAAATTATTAGTTGAGGCCATGAGTGGCTCCTATGTTATTCAAATTTAGCGCCTTTAATATGCGTATACTGGCCCGCTTGTGGGTCTGTACCGTTACCTGACAAATTAGTTGCAGGGTTAGGGGCGCTGCTTGTTTTCGGTTTTAATGCGCTAGCTTTCTGTCTAAGCTCAATAAGTTTCTCACCCTTCTGGATGATGTTCATGCTGTTTAGTTCATAAGCTTCCTGAGGATTTGCCGCTAAATGTTTAGCAATAAAATACCCGTCTTTATCCGCCATGATTGCATCGCTTAAGTCCTGTGATAGATTAACTTGACGAACTGTATTGATAACATTTGTTATCTCTTCGTTAGTTGCTCCTGAACTTTGAGCGTTACTTAAAAAGCCATTCTGTAACTCTTGAGTTTTAGCTTGCTGTGCTTGCGCTGCTTGTTGTTGATTAAATTGCTCTTGCTGCAAATAAGCATTGTTTTGAGCGTTATAGTTAGCTTGCTCACCAAGGGCCTTTATGTAACCGGCTTTCTTTTCCTCAAAGTTATCTTCAAACTCATCTGGAAAATCAGGTAAATTACCAACTGCTGCCGCTTGGCGTTCACGTTCGGCCTGTTCAAACTGTGCTACTCTTGCCGCTTGCGCTGCTAAGTCTCGCTCTAGTTGTTTTTTCTCGCCGTACTGCTTATTAAACGCATCGTTAGCTTTTTGCTTTGCTACTTCAACTTCATCAACTTGTACTTCCGATTCAGCTTGTACTTGCTCCCCACCTTCCGAGTGTGGGACAGAATCATTTGTTTCGATTACTGGTTGTTCAATCACTTCTGACTCAACAGAATCGTTTTGCGGATCACTCATGTTATTCGACCTTGTAGGCATAGACTTTACGTCTGAGCAGTTATTAAAGGCTAACTGTGAGCCTTGTCATATTATAAAGGTTTTGCTATGCTGAGTGCAGATAGGCGATAACGCGGTGTTATAGCTACTAATTAACGGGTAATGTATGATTAAATCATGGCGTAAAAATGTTGATTATGAGGCTGGGGATATAATAGAAAGGCGGAGTGTGTCGTTTTTACCAAGGAAACCATCTAGATTTAACAAAAGAAAATCACAAAAAATAACAAGGAAAGAATTATATAAGGCAGTATTATGATAAATAACTTCACAAGAATAGTCCGCTCTAGAGGTTGGACAGTTAGAGAGGCTTGCGAGTATTGGGGTTTAAGATACGATACTTATAATCGAAGATGCAACAACCCTAGAATGAAAGCGCAGTTATTATGCATGTGTCGCGGGTTAGATAATAAACTAGAGGAGGGTGAGTGATGGGTATGTTTAAAATACATTGGCAGCATAATTATAAGGGAGAGGTAACCAATCAAGTATTGTTTAAAGTGTTTAGCCCGCTGTTAGAGTTAGGGTTGAGCGCTGAGGAAGCAGCAGCAGGGTACGCAAAATCTTTGTCTAGTGGTATTTATTCGGTAAGGTATTTAGGGGAATGTGAGTAATGGTCAATATTTTCGAAAGCCTATCAAAAGAGGATAGCACCACTACATCAAGGCAAGCAGCGCAAGAGTACATAGGTAATCTAGAGCTAGCTATCGGGCTACTAAAAGACATTCACTCCAAGAACAACTCTGAATTTAAAGCAGAAAGAAAGTGTGCAACAGATATTGTCATGCAGACCGTCTCATATAACATCGGTGGCGATAAAGTAAGCTTTAAAATGGCGTTTAGTTGTGATAGCGCCACACCATATGCTGTTGAGATAATAGAGGAGTCAGATAATGAATAAATACACACGTAAGCAAATAAACAAGAGGCTTTAGATAAGCTATCTAGAGCAGCTATCAAGGCCGGTGCTAATGAGCGCGGATTGATGGAGTTTTTTAAGGGAGAAGATGATGAAGAAGATTAGGGCGTTCAAATGCGACTCAGGCCATAAGTTTGACCGTATGGTTAAGGATAGTGTGCGAGAGGTTAAGTGTCATTGTCGAGCCAATGCGGTTAGAGTGTTACCAGCGCCTAAGTTTATTGGTAATTCATGTGGTAATAATGCGAGCTGGAGATAGTTATGTTTGAGTGGAAAAGGAAAGAGTTATTAGCTAAAGAGGTTGAATTCTTTGGTGGTACTGTAAAGGGGTTTGTTAGTTGTTACGCTAAACAATCCAAGCCTAGGATAAAGATGAAGCTACCAGAAACCATCAGGATTAGCTTGTTGCCCGCGTTTAACGGTTACGGTTCGGCCTTAGCGCAACAACAGGCCTTACAAGGTGCGGCAATAGCTAATATAGCTAATCAAGGTTACGGACTAGGCGGTAGTGGCAATCTTGCGGGAATGGGTAGCGGGTTAGGGTTGGGCAGTAGCCACCTATCAGCAGTTCAACAGGGCTATGCTGGCGCTCTAGGTGTATTTGGTAGATAAAAAAACACCCGCTAGAAAGGAGAGTAACTAGCGGGTTATACCTAAATAGGCATCGAACACGAACTACATCATTACATTGCTAACTTTCATCGTCAACAATTAAATCCACATCCAAAGTCGAGCCTCCTTGCGCTTCACTAACTATATCGCTTTGGGTTTTCATGTTATCAATTAAGCCTGGGCCTATGATTGTAGCGTCACCACTTGCATCTTGAATTGTTTTCAGGTTGTTAATAGCGTCATTGATTTGCTGTTGTTGCGCTGCTTGAGCTTTGAATGTAGCATCAATTTGCATCTGCTGAGCTTGTAGGTCTAGCTTGCGCTTACCCTGCTGTATATTAGCTGCATCAACGTTAAACTTATCACTCTGACCTTTTAAGAACTTCTGAACCTCAAATTCTAGTTTTTTATTATCTAGGTCAACCTTGGATTGCCCTAACTGAACTTCTGCCGACTTAACCTGAGCATTAAACTGTGCTTCTGATTGCTTGGTCTGTGCGTTGGTCTGCTCTGCTTGAGCCTTGCCCATTTCAGCCTGTGCGATTAATAGGTTCGGATCTTCTTGTGGTGGTTGTTGTGCTGCTGCCTCTTGTTGTTGCTGCCTAAGTTGCCTTTCCTCGTCGGTTAGCTGTTTTTCTGGGATAGCGTCCTGTTGAAGTAATGACTCTCTAAATCTTTCAGCCATCATATCCATGCCAGGTATAGCTAGGTTTTTAAGCCAAATATCCATACCTCTTTGGGCAACTTCGGGGTTGAGTTGTGCCATGTCAATAAATGCTTGTGCCGTTTCTTTTTGCTGGCTGTTAAATGCAGGGCCATAGTCACAAACAACATCATAATCGCCTTGTGATAAATCATTTAACTCAACGTTAGTCGGTTCACCTTGTGGGCCTAAGTTATCAAAGTCTAGTATATTGTCATGCAAGGTAACCATTGAGCTAGTACCGTCCTCCTCAAGTATCCTCACTTGCCTTTTTGAGTCGTAAACTCTAGGCATAGCATGTATTAACACTTTACCAACTTGACACACCATAACCTGCAATGCTTTGAACCATTTAATCGAACCTATATTTCCTTGCTCTATTTGCTGACCGCCAGCTACGCCTGATTGGTTAGGGTTAGCGTTACCTTGTAAAGCGTTAAAACTATTAGCACTAGCTGAAATCATCTGTTGAGTATTAGCTATTGTGGTTTGCAATCCTTGACTAGCTTCTACGCCGCCCTGCATGAATGGAGGTGGCATCCCTTCTGTATGGTTGTACTGCTGTAATGGGTCGTTGTTTGTGTTTAATGATTGAATAGTAGCCTCATGCCCTTCTATCTGTTCAGGAGTGGCCCAATACTTCTTACGAGGTGATAACGCCCCATCTTCAATGTCTCGACTCATTGCATAGTTAAGAACGCGCTGTTGGTCGTAAAGCTTTTCAATTTTACCAAAGTATATTAACTTGTTTTCAAATACGTCAAAGTTTCCATAGATAGGAATAATAGGTAAATCATCAAATACTGTCTCTTCGTCTGCACCTAACCAATCACCACCGTCAAACATTCTTAAATGTACACGCCATGACTTTCTAGTTCTTCGTCTCTCGTTGCCGTCTTTATCTGTAGCAATGGTAATTGGCTGACTACCATCTACAGGATTCGCCAGCTCATCTTTGACAGACTCAAAATCTTCATCTTCTCGATATATCGCGCCGTTAGTCATTTCAACTAAATCAATATCAACTTTCTTTTTATAGTACAAGTGACCAACAGTTACAGATTCAGCTTTATTAAAGAAAGCTTCTGATCGCCTATCGTCACCTATGCTTTGCCCTGAACCATCAGGATATAACTCATTGTATTCAGCGGTAGGTATGGTAATTAACTTTACACACCACCTTGCATCACTAGCGTCTTGCTCTACTGAGCCTAAATCAAACCAAACAGAATCAACAGCGTTAGGTATCTTCTTGATAATTAGGTCTTGGTCGAAAGAGTCACCATCAATAAACTCTTGAACAACCTCAACAGCATCGAACCCACCGATAACATTTGAGCGAGAAGCGTTATTGAATACTTCATCAGCATTTGATACGTTCCTAATATTACGAATAAGCCCATCGTAAGTCTTGGCTACATCAATAGAGGAATCACCACCAGAAGGAGATACACTCAAACTAAAGTCTGATTGGTCAACCTCACCGCTTATCTGGTCAACTATAGGAGTACACATATCAAACGTGCCTCTGAATCTACCTTCTAGTTTCTGCCATGCGTAAGGGTCCCATTGCCCGTCTCGTTTATTCAAGAACAATTTAGCATCACGAACACTTTGACGCATATCGGTGTTAGCGTCTTGAGCCTCGCTAATCATCACAAGAACTTTGTTGTGGTCGCTAAAATTTATATCTGTTGCCATTGTATTTTTCCTATTAACAAACTGAATCGAAATTCAAAGTTTTTCTCTTAACTTTCTCTATTATACTAGCTTTATCTAATGAAACTACCACGGCATCAAATAGGTTAGGCGAAGGTATCGACACCCTTGAACCATCAGGCATTAATATACCTTTTCTCAATTCTTCTTTAGTGTAGAACTTAATAGTATCACCTGGCTTAACAGGTGTTTTACATGCCTCCGCCTTAAGCTTCTCTAGCATCTCTTTGTCGATTGATTCGGAGCAAAAGCTTATCAATGTATCAGGGTCGTGATATTTCTTTAATACAACAGCCTCATAGGTTCTGAAGATACGTTCAGCAGTACCGATTATGTTCTGTGCTTTCTTATTATTAAGTACGTCTTCATTCTTTAATCTTTCGTTACGTTGAGACAATGTAGTTGTGTTGCTTTTAAACTGTGCTTTCGGGTCATGTATCCTGCTAGAGCCTTTGTAAGCATAAATATTAATACTTTTACCTTTGAATGCTTTGCTTACATTATCCCTTAACGTTGCTCCTAATCCATCAGCATCATACCCAAATGAATCAACGCCAAACATAATAGCCCTCTTACAAGCTTCGTCCATCTTCCTATTGCCGTCTGCCGCTTCTATCTCTGTTATGTCAGTAAATACTACGCCATGCCTAGCTGCATATCCGCAAGGGTCGTTACCAGTATCAGAAGGGTCACACGCTGCAATCTTTGCACCCATTGGTTCAAAGCCTAATACCTTATGAGCGTCTATACAGGCATTAAACCAGTCCTCGTTTATGACAGATGAATCAATATCATCGTTAAACTTATCGCCCCATATCCAACCGAATCTAGATTTTGACATAATACCTTGCTCGACTTTTATTTTATCTTTAGCTAGTTCTTGGCTTAATGACTCGTCCCACTTAAACCACGGATTGTCTTTGTGACTAATCTTGATTATTAAATGATGTTCATCTTCATAGTAACCCCTCTTATCCAAGCTGGCTCTATAAGGATTTATAAACTCTTTGCTCATTGGGTCCTGTGAGCTTTCGGGATTCCATAACCACCAAAGTTCCGCTCCTGGTGTGTCTCGTAATGTCGGGCCTAATGTATCAATCGTATTCTGCTTAGTCTTGGCTGCTTCTTCCATGAGGAATATTTTATAGTTAGACGTTCCTTTCATGTCTATAATGTTTTGCATGCCGCCAAATGTAAACTTACCACCCGTCTTGTGTCTTATCTCCCAGTGTGACGGAACGCTTCTAAATCCTGCTAGGCCTAAATCCTTTATGCTCTTTTCTATACCGGCATAGATGGATTCTTTCAAGGCTTTCATTCGTTCACGTAATACGAAGACTTTTGAACCTTGACTGTTTACTTCACCGGCTGTTACATCTTGTGCCATTCTTGACTTGGTACCACCCCTTGAGCCAAAGAAACACTTATACTTTTTATGAATTAATATTGCTGGCTCTAATTTCTCAGCTAATAATATAGTAGCAACCTCTTTGCTAGGGACCATATTTCCTATAGTGCCTTTCCATGTTCGAATGATATTAGGCACTAATTCACCATCGATCTTATCCACCCTGTCTACTATTCCATACACTGAATGCTCTAACATTCCAGATTGAGCGAGTATCTGAGGCTCGAGTTGGTCTAATCGTTTTTTAAGCGACATATAATACAACTGCAAATTTGCATATTAAATGCAGGAACTGGTCAGTATGAAGCCCGTAATGCTTCTCGCACTTGCCACTATCAATAAGCCAATGAGTGATAAACTCAAAAACACCTAGCCACAAATTGCTTGTAATTACTCCAACCGCAAACCCGTGAGTGGCTGCATGGGAGGCCATCCAATAACGCCAATCAACACCAAATTTGCAAGGGTCAATTAATCTATTCTTTCCTGTAGCTATGGCGTCAGTTTGTAATACATAATCACATATAAAATGAGCGCCAACCAGCGTTAGTAATAATTCTATAAATTCCATTATGATTCTCCTTGTAGTGCTTTTTCAAGCTTCTCTATACGCTCTTTTAAGTCGGTGTGCTCTTCGATGTTAATTGTGGCCTTTATCGCCTGTATGCAGTCGTTGCCAATATCACTAGGTATTATTCCCTCGGCTATAGCATCTAAAACAAAAACCGCTCTTTCGTGAGGCTTTAAGTTTTTAGGAAGGTCAAAGCTATACAGAGGGTTAACAGATTTAGGTAATGGTGAAAGACGATTAAGTAACTCCTTAAACGTGAAGCTATCCTCTGGGTTAAATGCTTTTTCCATTAGCAAGTCATAAAACCCTTCTTCCGTTTTACCTGCCCTTTGCATTGCTTCTAGTAGCTTTGTTCGCTCGGTCTTTCCTCTAGGCTTTCTGCCCTTTGGTTGATTATCACTAGTGAACTTTACACCCATAAATCCTCGTTACTTTCTCGTTACTTTGATTCATTGTACCATAGATGCAAGAAAACCCGTAAAACGGGCTATTTAGACTTCTTCTTTTTCTTGTTGTGGCTTGTGGTTCGCTGACCTCGTTTATTAACTGGCATAATTATCTCCTAGTCGCATGCTCTTACTATGGTTACGGTTTCCTGAAATACTGGCGGTAATTCTAAACCAGCAGCGTTAGTTACTTTAAATGAATGCGTATATTGGGCTTCTGGAACGATAGTATCTAACATCTTAGCCTTAGTTAACGTAGTTTCAAACACGTTGATATTATTACCTGCTGCGTCTTGGTCTACCACTACAACTATATCGCCTGCTGTCTTTGTTGCGGTCACTAAAGCGGTCGTGCAATCTGCTGCGAATATCCTATAAACAGCCTCAGTAAAGCTAGATGCATCAATAGTCACTAAAGGGTCTTGTGCTTCTGTAATTTGAGTCTTAAAAGTTTGACCACTGTTATTCGTTAAGTTTGCCATATTAACAATCCGTCTGTATATTGCCGTTGAATTCTAAATCACTTATCGAACCATTAAAGCTTAATGATGCTAGTGAGCCGTTTATATTCTGTTCTGATATTGTACCATTAAATGCTAGGCTTTCTAAGGTACCGTTAAATGATAGATTTTCTACAGTGCCGTTGAATCTTGTATCATCTATTGTACCAGGGAAGCATACGAGCGAATTAACAGCAGGAGTTTGCCCTACTTTCGCCCAATATCTTTTAGCCCAGTACCTAGGGTTGAAATAACGTGCAGCAAACATTAACCCGTTGCGTCCTTGATTACTGCACTACGGTTACCATCGCTGTCTACTGTAGCCGTCAACCTTGCCTTACTTCCATCTGCTGCTTGAATTGTTACAGTAGTTGTAGCTGCTCCTGCTAGTATTCCTGTATTTGCCGCAAGTATTAACTTTTGGCTTTCTTCTAGCGTGAATCCGTCTACATCTCCGGCATTTAAAACATCTATCGCTGCAATGTCATTCAATCCAGTTAGGCCAACACCTTTAGCTAAAACTATATTTGTACCACTTGTAAGCTCTCTTGTTACTACGCTCCAAACATCAGCAGCAGCTATGTCATTTAAAGCAGAAATTTGTGCGGGTATAGTGGTGTTTGTATCAACTAGGACAGCATCAACATTAGCATCAACCGTTGCAAGATTTGCCGCAGTTGAATAAGTAGCGCTTAATATTGTTCTAGCGTTAAATTCTGAATTTGTTGGTATATCTGCTATTGCTGCTGTGTGGTCTGCCGTTTGCGGGAATGATGTGAAAACTTGCACGGTTGCGGTTATAGCTCCTGTACCTGTAAACGTAAATGCTATATGGTCTGCGTCTGTTTCAGCTTGTGTAGGAGAGTACGAGTGATAACCGTTACCCTCATGAGCCGGAGCCGTACCAGCACTAGCTGATTGCGTTCCGTTATCTTTTGTAATTAATACAGTAACAGTTCCAGTAAAATTACTACCGTCTGCAACCG